AGCTCACGCCGCGCAACTCGCCAGAAACGGGTTTGCGCAGGCTAACGCTGCTGATTTCGGTTGTACCGCGCTTGATGGGTGCGTCCAGCTCGATGACGTTGGTGTTGTCGTCAGCCTGGGTGGTGTTCGTTGCGGCTTTCTCTGCCGTTTTTTCTGTTTCTGGGGTTGCCATGGTGGGTTCCTTTTTTGGTGGCCCCGGCATACGCGCCGGGGGTGTGAAATTGCCGAGCAGTTACAGGCCTACGGCTTTGCGCTGCGCGGCGAGGATGTCTACCCCGTCGACGATCTCGATCATGTTGAGTATGTCGATCTCGACCAGCACTTCGCCGTCTACGGTCAGCTTGTAGTAGGTACAGGTGGTGGTGATTTCGTGCTCGGTGTCGGCACCGGGCTCGCTATCGCCAAAGTTGATCTCTTCATGTCGGCCACGCATGACCACCTCAACGGCGCTTACGTCGCCGGTGTCGTCACGCTGTACGGCCCCAGCAAAGCGCAGGGCGACGGCGCTGGCACTGGTGGCGCCCCATTGGCGGATGGCGAGCAGGTCGTAGCCGCCGAGCTTCCAGTTCACGGTGATGCCGTCGTCTGACAGGCCCATATCGACCTTGACCGAGCCGTTCATGCCGCCACCCCGGTAGCCTTCCATCTTGCGGCTGAGCGGCGGCAGGGTGACGCTTTTGGCAACGCCCTGGTAGCTCTGCCCGTCGTTGAATAGATTCATGTTTTTCAGTTTGCGCGGCATTGCCATGGCGGTGCTCTCCGTGAGTGTTAGCCAGCGGCCCCGGTGTTACCGAGGCCAGTGGATCAGGCGTTGATGCGGCTGGCGAAGTCGGCCAGGTAGCGGTCAGTGATGCGCTGGCGCAGGGTGAGATCCTCAAGCGGCGGCACGGGGGTGTAGTCGTAGTCGATAAACAGCTGGCCGTTATTGAGCGTGTTGGCGCTGTTGGCGGCTTCGTCGTACCAGGCGTTGGCATCGATGATGTAACCGCCGGCTTTCATCTCGCGGAACTTGGCGTTGATGCCTTCGAGAATGTCGCGGATGAGGCTGGGGTGCATGGGCTTGTCGACCGCCCACATGTGCGCCTCGGCGATGGTATCGGCCAGTACCTGTGCGGAGCGGGTGGCGGACTCAAAGGCAAACAGTGGGTCATCGCTGCAGGTGCGTGAGCCCCAGAACCGGAAGCCATCAGCGCGCACCAGGGTGGTGATGTCTGCGGCGTTGAGATAGCCGGCATCGGTGGCGGGGTTTTGCAGATCCCAGTACACATCGCGGCTGATGCCGGTGACGCCGTTGACGCCCACGTTGGAGAGCGTTTTGTGCCAGCCGGTTTGCTGATCGATCTTTGCGCGCAGGCCGAGGGCGCGGGCCACGGCGGATGCCTCGGCGCTTGCATTGGCTACAGTGTCCCAGCTGAGGAAGTCTGGCCAGATGAGCATGAGCTCGCGGGCGCTGAAGTTTTCGCGGTAGGCGAGGGCTTCTTCCTTGGTGGCGCAATCCCAGCAACTGGCATAAGCCATGGCACGCAACTGCTGCGCGATGCTGACCATCTCTGTGGCCACGGGCAGGGAATCAAGCCCAGGCACGCCGATGATGCGCGGTGTAACGCCCAGTTGCGCCTTGGCCGCGAGCAACGCTTTGAGGCCGGTGAACTGACCGCCATCGGTGACGCCGCCAATGATGTTAGTGGTAGTTGCGGCTTCGTCTTCACCTTCTGCTACGCGCACGACGACCGTGAAGGGGCTGGCGTTATCGGCGATGGCGTCCAGGCTTTTGGCGAGGGTGCCCTCGGTACCGGCACTGCCGATGGCGGTGAGCACATCAGTGAGCAACACGGGTGTGTTGAGCGGGAATACGGCCGCGTCTGCATCCTCTGCAGTACAAACCATGCCGATGACGGCGGTGCTGATGGTGCGGATGGGGCGGGTGCCCTCGTTGATCTCGACGACGCGCACGCCGTGATGATATTCGCCTGGCATGGGTTGCTCCTGCAGTGCGTTGACCTGTGAGCCTTGAGGTTGACGCGCGTGCGAGAGGTGAGCCAGCAGATGACGGTGATGCGGGGGGCGTTACACGGGGAGAGCTAGCGCAGCGGGGTGTTGGGGATGGCGTTCAATGCTTGGATTCTTGTTTCGATACGCTCCAGCACCAGGGCCAGGCTGTGATCGGCAGGGTCTGCGTTCTCATCGGCGGGCAGTAGTACGCCCGTTTCCCGTATGTAGTTCGCGATAGCGCGCAGCTCTTCGATTGCGTCGCCGCCATCGGTTGACTGCTCGGCACTTTCCAGTAGGTTGCCAGCCGCTGTTGAGGGTGCCGCGCCGGGTGCCAGGTTGTACGCGAATACGTGGCTCATCAGCTTCAGCCCCGCGATGTGCGATCTGTTGGGTTTGATCATGACGCGCTCACCGTGACTGATTTGCAAAACACCCCGCCGAAACGGGGGGCTGATTCGACCCAGCGGTTTGATGCTACACCGGGGCGGACGGCTCGACCAGTGCGGCGACGTCTGGATTGGCTTGCAGGAACTGAGCGAGCTTTTGCTCGGGTGTGAGCTCCGCCGGCGTTGTGGGCTTGTTGACCAGCAGCCACTGGGCACCATCCCAGCGTGGCCATTTGTCTTGCGGCCAGTCGATAGGTGGGGCAACACCCACGGCGCCGGCGGGCATGAGGTATACACCGGGTTCCAGCGGGCTTTCGTCCGCAGTGGTTGCGCCGGTGAGCAGGCCAGCGTGGTTGGTTTGGTAAGCGTTCATGGTGTGGCCCTCAGAATTTGATGCAGGCGAGCATGGCGCGGTTGCGGGTGCGGGTTTCTACTCCAGCGAGCCGGAAACGGTTAATGCTGCCACCAGATCCTGCGGTACCACCCACGAGCCAGGGTGAAAAGTCACCATTCGCCGGCAGCGTGACTGAGCCGGTACCGTTGCCGCGAGCCTCCTGGACTTCCAGCAAGCTGTTGCTTTGATGGCCTTGCCAGCTACCCAGCGCGCGCCCTGCATCCACGCCGCGCCCATCATCCCAACCACGTAGGAACTCGCCGCGCAGATCGGGGAGGTTGAAGGTGTTGAAGCCATCGCCATTGCCGAAGGTACTACCGATGGCGGCGAACAAATCCGCATACGCCACGCGGCTCACCGCCGCGCCGTTGGCCTTGAGCCAGCCCGTTGGTGCCGTGCTGCGCGCAAAATGCGATACCAGACCAGCGGGGGCCATCTGCCTTGTTTCTGCGCGGCTGAATACGTCGAGGTTGGCGCGTGAATCGGGTTTGCTCTGTACATCCTGCAGGTTTTTGCTGCGCTCAAGCGGTGCCGGGGCGTTGCCTGTGGGTTCGTTTTGGGCGCAGATGAGTTCATGCGTGCCGGTGATCGCCGTGTTGAAGCTGAATTCGGTGGGGTCGGTGGGGTGGGCGGTCCATTCGTCGTTGGGTACGCGCTCGCCGTCGACGTACACCGCCAAGCCGCGTGTGGTGCACACAGCCAGCGTGACCACGGTTTGACCGTCGACCAGCTCCTGCTTCTCTTCGATTGTGTCGATGGTGATATTGGTCTGGTCGGGATCCGCCCACTCGGTATCGCCATCGGCGTTGGAGACCTTGCGCAGGGTCTGACCGGTGGTGCCACCCGGCAACAGCGCGGCCATGGTGATGTTGTTGATGATCCAGCTTTGGGTTGCAACAGCGACGTTAGGGTCGATCTGCAGCGTAACAACCGTGGCATTAGTGACCAGGAACTCAAAGCGCACGATTGTATCGGCGAACGCGCCCTCAGACGCCACCGGCTTGTACGTTTCCGGCAAGTTGCCAACAATAAACAGCCCGCCCTGGTCATCAAAGAGCCCGATCTCGCGCAGCGTGAAACCGCCTTCGGCGGCGGGGATTACCAGCTCGGCGGTGTATTGATTGTCGCGCTCTGGATCTCGATAGACACGGTTAACCGCAGCACGGAAACGCTCACGCGCCAGCCCGGTTTGATCATCGCTGATCTCAACCGGGTTGCCGTTGCCGTCACCCACCGCCATCTCGGTGATGTTGATCGGCTCGCCTGCGGCCTCGGCTGCGGCCATGCGCTGCAGGCCGTAGGCGGTGTGGATTGATTGGAAGTCTGGCATGGTCTGGGCTCCGCAGTCGCGCCTAAATTGAAACGCCTTTTAGCGCCATCACTTTTTTGCACGCGCTGTAAACGAGTTCCAGATCATCGTCTGATAGCGCTCCTGTATAAAAGCCGCCAATTGACATCTCGGGGTCACCGACCACCTCTCCGTCTACCACCAGAACTCTGATGGGAAGCGCGTTTATGAATGCTTTATTGCTAGCGAGCTCCGCATAACCCGCCGAGCCAACCCAGCCCGCACCTGGACGAACGATGCCAGCCTTAACTGATGTGGAAGTCCAGCGGCCATGTGCGAAGGCATACAGGCCTTTTATCGAGGGGTCGAATGGAAAATTAGCTTGCACTGCGCCCGCACCATCAACTTTGAACGCTGCAATGTTGTTGCCGCCAGGAGATAGATGCAGTGCAGCATAAGGATTAGTGGTGCCAGAGTTGAAAAGCGGTGTGATAGTGGCTCCTGTTGGCACCTTTACAACACCCAACCAGGTCATTTCGCCTGTGCCTGATGCAAGCTCCGCCGCTGTGAAAGGCGTTTTCGCATTATCTACAGCAACGGCACCGACACCCAATAAGCTGATAGGGGCTTGGTTTAGTATCAGATCACCTCTTTGGCCGCTGTAATCATGGGCCGCACGTTCTTCGCCATTCCAACCAGTGCCGGGGAGATAGGTTGCAAAAAGGGCTCCGCCAAGCCTGGGCAATGGGCTGATGATGTTGTCTAGACCGCTTCCGCTGTAATCGGCGCCTTGAATTATTTGAATCATGATGTGCTCTCTTAGGTAAGAACGTTGATTGAAGGCAAACGCCACCGCACCACAGCTAAGGCTGGGCTGCCCGTGTCGCCAACAAGCTGCAGCTGCATAACGGCAGATGATGCGGTGCCGATAGGAACAACGCGCGGCGGGGTTACGGCGACACCTGACAAGTGCTCGTCGGGCAAATGCTTGTTGATATCCGTTGAGAGAAAGGCTTGGGCGCCTGCCGCGCAATGCGGCGCAGAAGCGTCGGACATCGTGAGTACGGGGCGCACCATGTTCGTGATCAGGCCTTGATGCCCAGCATCAATTTCGGTTTCACACACTCCTATGAACTCTGTGCCGGTGAGCAGCGGAGCTACGGTAATAGCGGGCGAGCTTAGCGTTAGCCACTGCGGCGCTGCGGATGACCCCGTTACACTCGCTTGCAGCCAGGGCGCGCCACTCTCATCGAGAATACTTGTGAATGCGACGTTGAGCCCTGCTGCGATGTTGGCATCCCAGCCGTCTGGCACCGTGCCCGTGTGCGATCCGCCGCCGCTGAAAGTTCCGCCGGCGCCCCACATCATCGTTTTATTGCCCAACAGTGAACCGCCTGGATTCGTGTTGCTGTAAACGTCGGCTGCATGGGATGTGACGCGCGAGAGCGGTGGTAAGCGCTGTTCGATAA